CCTGAGGTGGAAGATGCCTATGGTAAGTATAAGCAGGGTACTTTCCTCTTCAAGTGCTTCATAGTGACAGTGACCAGGGAAAACGGCCTCTGGATGCTTCACATATTCAGCCAGGCAATGCCGATCACTCTGCCGATCATCCAGGAGGTGAGGGATAAGTACATCCCTGACTATTGCATGATGGTACAGTTCTATCCCTCCAGGCAGGAGCGTAACACCCTACAGGGGATCCAGCTGTGTGAAATGCCAGGATCCATCCAGGAGGATGATGCTGAGGGTATCGAGCAAGCCCAGGAGGTGAGCGATCAGCCAGAGAGTGAGGATCAAGCCCAGGAGGTCAAGGAATGATCTACATAGGGATTGATACAGGTGTGAATACAGGTGTGGCTGTCTGGGATAACAGGCAGCGCACCTTTCTCCAGATCGAGACAATGAAGATCCACGAAGCTATGGATCTGGTGAAACGCTATAAGAACAAAGCCGCTGACATAGGCACGAAGCTGATCATAAGGGTGGAGGATGCCAGGCAGCGTAAGTGGTTTGAAAAGAAGTACTCCAAGAAAGGCGAAGAGGAAAACGTGCTACAGGGGGCTGGTTCTATCAAGCGTGACGCTAAGATCTGGGATGATTACCTGGCAGACCTGGGAGTGGAGTACCAGATGGTTCCACCAAAGGGTGGAATGACAAAGTACACCTCAGAACGCTTTAAGGCTCTGACAGGCTGGAAAAAGCCTACAAACGAGCACAATAGGGATGCTGCCATGCTTGTTTTTGGCTTCTGAAACAAAAAAACTCTTAAAATGTGTTCGCCAAACACAGAAATTTATTATCTTTGCAACGAAAATTCACTAAGTAAATGAGTTATGGGTAATTTAGCAATCATATTATCGGCTCTTCTGATCCTGGCAATTATGGCAATGGCCTGGATCTTCTTAGGACTGGGTGAGCGTATCGGCTCATTCATTCTACACAACCTGTTTCCCACCACTTATCCCTCAAAGGGTGAGAGGGTGGATGTTTACATCAACGGTATCTGGAACAGGACAGCAACGGTTACTGCTTGTTGCTATGATTTCATTGTGATCCTGGATGCCGTAAGATGCCCTGTGGACTACAGGGGGCGGTTCTATGCCATCGGTGAGGATGCCAACGGCAATATCCTGGTGTATGTGGATAAGAAGTACCACCACCTGGTAAGACGTGCTGAGTGGATCCGCAAGATCTGTGACGTTCCTGATGATTTCGCCACTTTCAATGACGTGGATTCAGGAAAGGACGTTAGGGATATTTTCAAGGGTATCAAGGAAACTGGTGATGAGGTTCCAGAAATAGCAGGAGGTGAATAGCCATGAAAGTAGGTCAGATCGAATACAGAAACCCTAAGGACTTGCATCAGCATCCTCACAATCCCAGAAAGATCTCAAAGGAGGATTTTGCAAGGCTGGTGGAGAGCATACGCACAAATGGATTCTGGGAGCACAGACCTGAGGCACTGGAGGAAATTGACGGTAAGCTGTATATATTGTGTGGCAACCAGAGAAACAAGGCTGCAATAAAGCTGAAGCTGGCAAAGGTTCCCACAATGCTCTACTCAGATCTGACTGATGATGAGAGACAGGAGATCATTGCCAGGGATAACGTGTCTAACGGTGAGTGGGATATGGACGTTCTGGCAGTGGATCCTTTCTGGGATGGTGCTGACTTCGATATTATGGGAGTGCCAGAGCCAGAGCCTCAGGATCCAGAGGATGATCCAGACGATAAGCCTAAGAAGAGCGGGAAAAAGTCTGCTGGTAAGCCAAAGGACAATGAAGAGGGTGATGGCGATCCTGAAAAGGAGGATTTCTACAGATCCATGCTAAAGGATGTGCTCTATCCGTCAAACAACAAATTCGACATTCCCACATTGCTCCTGGAGAAACAGGCAGGCCACCTGGAAATGCCTCTTTCTCCCTGGGGTGCTAACAGCCGACTGAGAAAGGACGTGGCAACGTACCACTTCTATGTGGATGACTACAGGTTTGAAAAGCTCTTCAAGGATCCTGTAAACCTCCTGATGAGCGGATGCAAGGCCATTGTGGAGCCTAACTGTAGCTGCCATGACCAGACACCTGTAGCATACGGCATTTCGCTGATCTACAAGAAACGCTGGCTTGCAAGGTATTTCCAGGAGTGCGGTGTGTCTGTGTATGCGGATCTGAATGTTTCCCACAAGTTCATTGAGTACAACAAAATGGGTATTCCCAAAGGCTACAACGCTTTCTTCACCAGGGGGCTTGACGGATGGCTGGAAAGCCTGAAACTTGATCTCCAGGTAGCCCAGGAGATAAGCGGACTGGAAGCACCTAACCTGGTGGTGTATGGTGGAGGTGAAGAGATCCAGGAGTTCTGCCAGGAGCACGGCATTTTGTACGTGACCGATTTCATTAACGCTAAGAAGAAATAGGCTAACAGCCACAATATAGTAACAATTTAACACGTTAAGATTATGGGTAGAAACTCAGGAGGTGTAAACAATTACGCAAAAGGTGGATCGGGATCTGGTGTAGCCGTGACATCCACAGGTAAGCGTCTTACCAAGAAACAGGTACAGACGATGCAGAAAACCGCTGTCTCCACTGGCGGCATGAAGCACAGGGATATGGAGAAACAGATCAACCGTGCTATTTCCAGGTATGAGGCAGTGATGGGAGTGAGGGAAAGGAGTATCAAGCTGGCAGACATCCCAGGTGCTTACGGTGTGACCTACATAGGTGCAAACGGATCGCACGGTATCTACCTTTCCAGGAAACACTTTGATCAGCCCAAAAAGAAATTCGAGGCTGAGTATAAGAAGCACAACTATGACAGCGGATTTAAGAACGTGACCAACAGGGCGGCACAGCACACGGTGACACATGAGCTGGCACACGCTACCTGGACGAGTTCCTATACCTCTTCAAAGCACAGAGCCGCTGGTAAGGAGATCACAAAGCTCTACCATCAGTGGAGCAAGGATAAGAAAAAGAAAGGCTATGGCCGCTACGGTAAGACCAACGTGGATGAGTTCTGGGCTGAGGTGATTACAAAAGGTATTCACGGACGTTCTGATAAATATACACGTAAGGCTATCGGAATTGCCAAGAAATACAAGCTGTAGTACAACGGTAAAATTATTCATTAACAATATTATTTCAACTTAAAAAGTATATAGTATGGATTCTCAGAAATGCGAAAACAAGGAAAAGATCACGCTCACTGAGCTGGAGCTGGAGGTGATGAAAAAGGACATAGCAGGAGAGTTTTTCCCTCCTGAGGCTACAGACGAAGAGCGTAAGGCACTGGCTTCTGCCATAGACAAAGCCGATGCCTACTGTGAGAAACTGGATGCCTATGAGGATATAGGTGACAGTCTGATGGTATGGTTCCTGAAACAGTATGAGGCACAGGAGGCCGAGGCTGGAGAGTAACTTAACCAGGTGAATAGGGATCAGAGTGCAGAAAAGCCTCTGATTTCCTTTTGTCCTGGTGGTGTGTTCATCAAACACAATCAACGAACAAACAACGATATGGGCAGGAAACCGTTTGAAAAGGGAAACAAGGTGGGAAACCGCTTTACCTCAGAGAATCAGCCTCCTAACAGAGGCCGAAAGCCCAAGGTGTATAAGTACCTGAAAAAGGTTGTTGGTGATGCTGTGGGGCATGAGCTGGAAGAGCAAGATTTCAAGAATATCATGCAAGCCCTGATCGAGCTGCCACCGTCTAAGCTCCAGGCTCTGGTAAGGAGCACTGAGATAGATCCCAACACTGGTAAGCCAAAGCCAAACAAAGACACACCCGCCTGGATCCAGATGCTGGTGAGCAATATCAATGCCTGTATCAGGTATGGTAAGCTGGATGCCCTGGAGTACGTGCTGGATCGTGTCTATGGCCAGGCAACCCAGAATATCGAGGGTACGATTGAAAACCAGGTTGTGAAAGCTCCTGCTGACCTCTCTATGCTCTCTACTGAGGAATTACTACAATACAACCAGATCCTGGAGAAAATCGAAAAGGGGAAAGGAGGGTAGCGTATGGCACGTTTCAAGGCTGTCACCATACCTCCATCCCTACAGGTGAAGATCGAGCTATTCAAGCGTGGATGCTTTGACTTCATAACCTGTTCAGATGGGCTGCAACACAAGAAACAGAATGAGGCTCTGAAACTCCTGACGGATGATGAGCACGCTGAGATCCTGTATGGTGGAGCTGCTGGAGGTGCTAAATCGTGGACTGGTGCTGCCTGGCTCCTGTTTATGAGCCTCTGTTTCCCAGGAACGAAGTGGTTTATAGGACGTGCAGAGCTGAAACGTATCACACAGAGTACCTACATCACTTTCAAGAAAGTATGTACCAGGTACAACGTGCCAGATGAGATCTGGAGCTATAATGCGAACCTCAACTATATTGAGTTCTACAATGGCTCACGAATAGATTTCCTGGATCTGAAATACAATCCCTCTGATCCTCTGTATGAGCGATATGGATCTATTGAGTTCACAGGTGGATGGATCGAAGAGGGCGGTGAAGTGAATTTCGGGGCTTACGACACCTTAAAGACACGTGTAGGCCGACACCTTAACAGGGAGTATGGGCTGAAACGTAAGCTCTTTATCACCTGTAACCCGAAAAAGAACTGGATGTATGATGAGTTCTACACTCCCTGGAGGAAAGGAACGCTCAAAGAGCACCAAGCCTACCTCCCCTGTCTGGTACAGGAAAACCCATTCATAGATCCTGACTATGTGGAGGGCTTGAAAACGACCTCTGATAAGGTAAAGTTTGAACGTCTCTTCAAGGGTAACTGGGAGTATGATGATAACCCGCTGGCTCTGTGTAGCCATGATGCTATCTGTGCGATCTTTGGCAATATACTGGCTCTCAGGACTGGAATACACTACCTGACTGGTGATATAGCCCGCTTCGGTGCTGACTATGCCAGGATCGGTGTGTGGGATGGGTGGATGCTCATTGATTACAAGTGTTTCCCTGTCTCTAAGACAACGGACATCCAGACGTATATCATCAGATGCCAGAAGAAATACAGGATCCCCAAATACCGTGCAATAGTGGATGAGGATGGTGTTGGCGGTGGAGTTGTGGATAACTGTGACATTGAGGGATTCGTGAACAATTCCACACCGTTGAACGGTGAGAACTACCAGAACCTACAGGCACAGTGCGGTTACAAGCTGGCAGATCATATCAATGCCAATGAGGTGGGAGTGCTTGAAGGACTGGTAAGCCAGGCAGAGCGTGAAGAGATCACAAATGAGCTGGAACAGCTACAGACCTGGAAGCCAGACAATGACGGAAAGCTTATGCTAAAGCCAAAGGCTGAGATTAAACTGGATATAGGAAGATCTCCAGACTGGAGGGATATGTTTCTGATGAGATCCTGGTTTGACTACAATGAGTACGATATACCAGACGATATAGAGCGTAGGTTAGGACTAACAACATAAAATAGTTACGAAATGGGATTATTTAACAGTATTGCAAACGAGGTGAAAGCTGCTATAGGCTATCAGCAGAGTTTCACGGAGCTGCTGGAGGCAAAGGATGTTTCCAGGGCTGTGGGTATGATGAAAGATTGCTCGATCCAGGCTGCAAACAACCTGAGGGATTTTGAGGTGTCGAGCCACAAGATCAATGAGAGGCAGGATCGGGCTGTGTTTGACAAAAAGGGCAATTTCATCCGCTGGAGCAAGCGGTGGAAGATTCCCATTCCATACCAGACTTTCATCAATGAGATAGCCCTTGTTTTCCTCTATGGCAGACCTGTGAAGTGGACGCAACTTTCTGAGGGTACTGATGAGGCATTCCAGAAGTTCACAAAGACCCTGGAGGATATACGCTTCAATGCCGCTGTAAGGGAGGCTAAGCGTGTGGCAGGATCAGAGGGTGTTTCCGCTATCCTCTACCATGTTTACCGTGACAGTAAGACAAATGAACCTAAGCTGTTATTGAACGTCCTGAGCAAGAAAAACAATGATGATATTTACTTCATCAAGGATCAGTATAAGAGACTGACAGCGTTTGCCTGGGGCTACTACCTGACAGAGGCAGGAAACAACACAATACACCACCTGGATATTTACACCGCTGATAGTATCTACAGGTGCAAACGTGCAAGTATCGGATGGGAGGTTGTGGTAATCCAGAATCCAGTTGGAAAGATCCCTGTGCTACTCTTTGAGCAAGAGGTGGAGCATGATGGCACACAGCCCATGATAGAGCGCACAGAGGCACTGACATCAACTGATGCAGATGTGAATGACCGCTTTGCAAATCCCGCTATGGTGGCAACGGCTGAGATTCTTAACTCACTGCCTAAGGCAGAAGAAGAGGCTAAGCTATATATCCTGAAAAACGGTGGAAAGGTGGAGTACCTTACCTGGGATCAGGCAAGCCAGAGCAAGCAGAATGAGTATGAGCGTCTGGATAAGCATATACTCAGTAAATCTTTCACTCCTAACATTGACTTTGATAATATGAAGTCACTCAGTAACCTATCTGCTAAGGCGATCCGTAAGGTGATGCTTCTGGCAGTGATCAAGGCTGAGAAACGTAAGGAAACCCATGACGGTTACATGAACCGCCACGCTCATCTTATGCTGGCTATCCTGGGCAACGTCCTGGACTATGCCCACAAGGGTATGTATGATGCCCTCCAGATAGGCCATGAGTTCCAGGAGCCGTTTGGTGATGATGTTTCAGATACTCTGAATGACATCCTGAAACAGTTTGGTGCTGGTGGTATGAGTACCCAGACCATGCTGGAGCTCTCTTACCTGATCAAGGATGCCAAGAAAGAGTATGAGCTGATCAAGGCAGAACAGCTGGAAAAAATGGAGCAACAGATCAAGCAGCAGCAGGAGCTGAATAAGCTGGATGTTTTCGGACAGGGAGAGTAAGGAGGTGACGCTATGCCAAAGATGAAGAAACAGGAAGAAAGCAAGGGGATTTACTACTTTCTTTGCCCAGCTTGCAAGAAACCGCATGAGATCGGAACTGATCCATCTGATCATTTCCCTGTGTGGCAGTTCAACAATGATCTGGAGAGACCTACGATCAGACCGTCTGTAGCCGTGGAAAGCTCCTGGAGGGGTGAGCGTACCTACTGCCACTCCTTTGTGACAGACGGAAAGATACAGTTCCTGGATGATTGCACCCATGAGTGCAAGGGTATGACATTGGATTTACCAGATATAAACAA